CGATTAAATCACATTGGTGTCTTGCATCAACTATCTTTTTACTAAGTTCTGTTTGTTGATTTCTTGTAAGTGAATCCATATGAGATAAGACTCGTATATCTAATATTTCTTCTACAACCTCTCGTCTATGCCTTGGTCTCATCTGCATAAATGGTTGATAAGAGGAAGAACCTAAAACAGCGATCTGTTTAAATGCTCTATAATTTAGTCTTAATATTTGATCTTCTAATATGTTTTGATAATCTACGCTTGATGCATCTTGGTTTTGTAAAACACCATCACAATAGATTTCAAAGGTAGTTGGTTTGATGCCTCTAATAACTTTATACATCTTTGTTCCAATTTGAAATTCTATCTCAACAAGTGTGTCACCGTCATTAATTGTATTAACTATCTGTTCTTTTTTAATGTTTCTAAATGGTCTATTGAACAACGCAAAACATAAAGCGTCTAACATAGATGATTTACCAGAACCATTGGCACCAATCATTAAAGTTAATTGGGACTTTCTCAAATCAATCTCAATAGGAGTATTGCCAGTGGAAAGAAAGTTTTTCCATTTTATCTTCTTAAATAAAATCATTTTTCAATAGCGTCTGTAAATAATTCTTTTACAGTTTTTTTTAATTTAAACTTATCTAAATTTGTGTCTATTTGATCTACATAATTACCTAAAAATGTAAGTGTGTCTTCGCCCTGTTCTAATATATTTTCTTTTACTGATGCTGTAATATCACTACTTAAATCTTCTATAATATTAACTTCATATGTGTTTATTGTATTATGCAATCTATCTATTAATTTATTAAACATTTCTTCGTTTGTTTTATTAGTCACAAATATTTTCACAAAGGTATTTTCAAAAGATGACAAGTCTTTATTTGTATAATCATTTTCTTTATCGTTATAAATTAGTTTTTTGTGTATTACAATCGGATTAGGTACTCTTGTTAGTTCTCTTGTATCTGTATCAAATATATGAAAACCTTTAGGACATTTATAGTCTGACCAAGTAATTTCATATTGAGTTCCACAATAATATATTTGACCATCATCTGATTTTTTATGAAAATGACCAGAAAAAACTTTTTCAAATCTCTTAAATAATGATTTATCTAAACCTTGTGTATTCATAACACCATTATGCATTTCAAAACCTTTTATCTCTAAATGACCCATTGCAATTTGGGCTTGACTATTTTCTATTTCTTTAATAGAGTGATCATAATTTTCATCACATATCCAAGGTATTAATAATATATCTAATCCATCAAAGTTTACAGTTTTTGCTTTATCGTAAATCCAAGGTTCGTGTTGACCATCATAAGTTGTACATAATTCTGCAATTGCGTTTACTTCGTTTGTGTTCTTATAATAAGTGTCGTGGTTTCCTAAAATGATATGAGTATCAATACCTTCTTCCCATAATCTTTTCATAAACTTTTGTCTAAAGGTGTGAGCTGTTTTAAAGTTAATAAATTTTCTTCTGTCAACAACATCACCTAAATGTACAAGTGTTTTTATATTGTGTTCTTTAAGATATGGAAAAAATATCTCATTATAAAAACGCATAAAATAATCCAAAAAAGCTGGACTATCGTTCCTCGCCCCAAAATGTGTATCATTAAGTAAAGCAATTTTCATAACTAGTTAAATAAATTTGATTTTTTTATAACTTTCTTTTTGTTTTTATTCTTTTTCTTAGATTCTTCTTTTATTATTTTGTCACTAAATTTTGTGTTTTTTTGTAAAAATTCTGTAAATTGATTTTTATAATCATTATCATCACCTGGTAATAATGTCATATCATCATAATTTGCGTGTGCAATCATTTTTTGTTTTACTTCTACTTGTTTTTTTTCTTTTTGTATTCTTCTAACAAAAGCAAAATAAATGATTTGTGTAAAATAAGCAAAAGGATTATTTGATTTAGCAGGATTAAAATTGTCCAAATATTGTAAACAGTTTTCTATACCATCACTAATCATATCATCTCTAAATGTATAATTAATAAAGTTTGGTCTATATGATAAGTGATTAGCAATCTTTAAAAAACAACTACCTAAAAAATTATTTACAGGAGGTTTTTCTTTATTTTCTTTTTTTGCTTTATTACAGAGTTTTTTATATTCTTTCATAGCTTCTAAAAACTCTTTATTGTTTATATAGTGTTCCTTTGTTTGTCTTTTAGGCATATTTTTTTATTTCCTCATTTTTAACATCTGTAAAACTAGAATTAAAAGAAATTATAGTTTTTCTTTTTGTTGTTTTGTTTTCTGCTGATCTATGTAATAAAAACCCAGGAAAAGTTAATACATCACCCTCATTAACTTTTATGTTTGAAATTATTTTTTTTGATATTGGGTCTAAAATTTGAGTTTCAGTATTATTAGGTAATTCTAAATAAACCACATTGGTATAATTAGTTGAAATGTGTGTGTGCCAAGGGTGTTCATCATTTGTATAATATTGTTGAAACCATATATTGTGGACAACCCCATTTTTACATAAATGAAAATTCGCTAGTTCTTCCATATATTCTTTAACAACATCATCATAAAAATATCTAGCATATTTTCTTTCAGTATCTTTTGCTAATTCCCAATCGGTATGACTAATTTTTGCATAACTTGTTTTAGGTATCTCATTAATAAGTTGTAATAGATTTTTAATTTGTTCTTCATTACAAAGTTTTTTTTGAAATAAAGGTGCATTAAATTTGTAAATATTAATCATAAATTATAATACTATAAAATGTCAAAAAAGTCAATGTTTATATTATAAATTTCTCTATTGTTTTAGTTGTGTAAAAGCATTTATTTTTTTAATAAATCAGTATTGACTTTTGACAAAAAATGTATATAATGAAGCGTGTAGAGCGTTGATAAGGGATACTATAAGTTAGTGTAGAGTCTTTTTTACAAAATCATTATAATACTCATCATCTTCATCATCAAAAATCTCATTTATTTTTTTATTGTCCGAATCTGTTAATCTTACTCTTTCGTAGAATTCATCTTTTTTAGGTTCTTCTAATTTTAAATAATTCACAGCCATTTTGTCATAACTTGATGCCATACTAGGGTTGGCATTTGTAATAGACATAATTTTATCTTTTGGAATAGTCACAATTACATCATTTGTATATGAGGCCCATCTAACAAGAGCTATATAATCTTTTATTCCATTAGTTGTAAGTTGAGGAATATATTTTATTTGAAATGGTTTTACAATACGTAAAAGTGGTGATTTTTCACCTAGTTGTTCATTAGCAAAACAACAAACTATATCATCACCATTAATTAATTTAACTATTTTAATAGCGTCTTTAGGTGGTGGATTTTTTTGATGCATTTATTAACTCCACGTTATGTATTTCATAATTAAAGTCTTCTTCATTATATATATTTATTCTTTCTTTAAAGTGTTGAAGTGTATAATTTGCTTTATCATTGTAAGATATATCATCAGCAATATCATATAAAGTTGCCGCAGATTTATTATCTTTTAAACGAAGACCTCTACCAATAGATTGTAAATTTCTAATACGAGATTTGCTAGGGGAAGCGAAAATAATGTTGTGAAGATTCCTAATATTAATCCCAGTGGAAAAAGTACCATAAGAAGCAATAATAATAGCGTTATCGGACTTTTCAGTAATCGCTCTAATATCTTCTCTAACATCAGCTTCTACTCCTCCGTGTACATAAAACACTTTTCTATCTTGTGCTTTTTCTTCTATTAAACCTTTAAGTATTTCACCGTGTTTTTCTACATACTGAAATAAACATAAAGAGTTTCCTTGTAATGATAAACAAAGATTTCTAATATATTTATTTCTCTTTGTATTAGAAACCAAATAATCCATTTCTTCTTGGTATGATTTATCTTTTAAAAAATGACGAGCCGTCTGATCGTGTTGTAATACTAAACACATAATCTTTAAATCTGCTAGTTGTTTCTTTTCTTGTAATTCACTTGTTGATACTACTTTATTTACTGTACCAAACAAACCCTCTAACACCAACTTGTGTGTTTTAGTTCCATCTAAAGTTCCTGTAAGACCAACTCTATATTTACATTTTTCCAATTTAGTCATTAATTTAGTTAATGAAACCGCTTTAAATAAGTGCGCTTCATCACCAACAATCATACCAAATTGTTCAAACCATTTTTTTGGTAAATTATAAACAGATTGCCAAGTAGATATTATTACTCTTTTGTTTGTTTCTTTTTCGTGTCCTGAATATATCCTATGTACATTTCTTTCACTATTATAACCATAGTCTTTAAAGTCTTTAAACAATTGTTCTACAAGCGATGTAGTAGGCACAATAATAAGAATTTTATCTTGTTTTGTATCTTTTAGTCTTAATAAATTATAGATTAACATAAGATAGATTATAAGAGATTTACCAGATGCTGTAGGCGATACAAGTAAACATCTATTCTTTTGTACTGAATACTTAAACGCTTCTTTTTGATAATCTCTAACTTCGTGTGGTAATTTAAGAGCCTTTATTAGTTCATCTACTTTTTTATCATCTACTTTTGTTTCTTGTATTTTAGTTCCATCAACGACTTGTACATCATTGTTTTTACACCAATCTAAAATATAAGGATATAAACCAGCATATATCTTACCACTGGCGTAATTAAACAATCTTATTTTTCCGTCCCAAACTCTATTACGATATTGAGGCATAAATTTATAACCAGGTACTTCAAAAGTAAAAAACTCACCAAGTTCTCTACGAATATCAGCATCAGCTTCTATTTTGAGATAGACTTCGTTTACTTTATCTATAATGAGATAACGGGTTGTGGTCATTGAAATTAAATAGCGCCACTAGTAAACTTTCGCCAGTCAATTGCATTTTTTATTGTGAAACCACGATTTGAAATTTGTCTAATTGTTCTGTCTAAAAAATCTACTGTTGCTTGTAGGTAATCTACTTTTTGTTTTAATTTTTGTAAATCTATATCTGAATCTAAATATTTGTCAATATCTGTTTTAAGTAATTTAAGATGAAATGGCTTTTGAGCATATACAGATGGATCTGCTTTACCAGTATAGTATTCCCACTTTTCTCTTTTTAATATATTATATTCTGTTTCAGTACGACTTAACATTAACTTATATGTTGTTAAGTGTTTTAAATATTTGTTATGTAAAGCTGGTGTCTTTAATGATTCTAAATCAAGTTCAGTATCATTTATTTTAAGGTCTTTATCAGCTAAGTCTTGTAATTGTTCTAATGTCATATTCACTCCGTATTATATAGTATATCACAAAAACCTTTAAAAGTAAAGTCTATGATGTAGTTATACTTGTTGTTGAGGACCCTACTGTCGCAAAATCATAAATTTGATAATTAAATGATACAGTCGCTGTCAAATAATCAACATCGGCTGCTTGTTGGTTGTATTCTAGTCCTGATAATGTCACAGGATAAACATCTCTAAATCTTACCTCTAATTGTGGATTATTTTTACTTGTTAAAATTGTAAGTGTAGCGTCTGATAAAGTTCCACCTGCAGCAGCAGCTTTGTATTTAACTTTTCCTATTTCAGTTGATATACTTCCAGCTGATCCTGGAAATCTATCATCACCAGAATTTGATAAATTTCTAAATTCTGAATAGTCACGTGGAAAACCTAGACCAACTAACCAACCGTGTATCTCTTGGAAATTCTCTAAATTTTCATCAACCATAAAAGTCATACTTAATGGTTCATATGTTAACTTATCACCAGGAAGTGGAATATCTTTAAATGGTGTTTGTTGTACAGGTGAACCACCTAGTGTAATACCTGGTATATTTACAGATGTACAAAAATATTCTACTTTAGGTAATTTTAAAATACTAAACTTAAATTGCGTTGGTGACGCATAATCTAATTTGGTAGGTTGTCTATTATATGATTTTGTTGTTGTCATACTACTATTTATCTAATTGTTTATCCACCTCTTCCCATTCTTGTTCTTGTTGTAATTTATCACAATCTTTAGGACTAAAAATACAGGCAATAGCTAAAC